CGATGAGACCGCTGAAGAAAGACAATCATGTGTAGATAGAAATGTCGAGCATCTTGTCTTAATGAAAGCAAAAGACGATTGGGGCAACGAAAGTATGGTAGACGCAGATAGCGCTATCACTACAGGCAACGGTTACACAGCTGGTTAATAACAGATGGAGCATCCTAAGTGAGCGATACCGCCAAACGTAACTTATTTAACGAGTTGAAAGAATCTTTTAAAGCACTTACCGAGAGGAAACTAAAAGGAACACATGGAACTTATAAACTGCATAACAGCTAACTGGTATATAAGTTGTGACGTAGATAGTGGTGAGCCAGTGCCTACTAATATTACAGACGCTAGATCAGCGGCGAGAGTCGCAATAATCACAGGTGACACATAATGAGTAAAGCAAGAAAGTTAGCAAATAGTACCGAATCTGTTGTTAGAAGCACAACTCTAAATCAAACAGCGGTAACTCAAGGTGAGTCCACGCAATCAGGTTTTAGTGCTGCCATATACACTGGTGATGGGTCAAGTAGTCATGCGATCAACACTGGCCTTGATATGGACACTGGTGACTTTGGTGGGCTTGTTTGGATTAAGAATCGCGATGGTACTAATAGTCACAGAATAATGGATACAGTTAGAGGAAATCTACAGTATTTAGTTAGTGATAAAACTAATAGTGAAATAACTAACGCAACAACCACGCTAGAATCTTTTGATAATGATGGCTTTACTGTAGGAACGTCTGGTTCAGCAAACGCCAATGCCGACAAGTTCGCCTCATGGTCATGGCAGACAACTAAGAAAGTCACTGGCACAACTAATCGTAACAAGGCATACACTTGTCACTACAACCCAGACTTAGGTTTCTCTATTGTTGGTTACGAGGGTGATGGTGAAGATGGGCATGAGATACCGTATCATTTGGGTGTTAAGTCTGAGTGGAGTATTTCTAAAGATAGAGAAGGTGACGGTTCAGAACATTGGGTTGTGCATTCTCCGTTGTTTCCAAATCAATATTTACGTTTAAATGGCACAGATGCACTTAATACCACCACTAACTTAACTGCTTTATTTTCAAAAGAAACTTTACAAATAGGTTCCCACTCTTGGATTAATGCTGCCACAGAGAATTACATATCCTACCACTTCGCATCAGTCCCCAACGTCTCCAAAATAGGCAAGTATATCGGCATTGGTGCTGCTGGTAACTATGTGGACTGTGGTTTTAAACCTGCGTGGGTGATAATTAAGAATATGACTAGCACCTCTGATTGGTACATTTGGGATAGTACAAGAGGCGATACGTCAGATTTATACGCTAATTCAGCAAATGCCGAGACATATATAGCGATTAAAGAGTTTACCGATAATGGGTTTGTACTTAAAGATGCTCATGGCACAGTAAATTCGTTAAACAACGAATACCTATTCATGGCCTATGCAGAGTCATCTACTGGTGGTGCATCTACAAACACGTACACAAACTCAGACTACACGTACCCAACAACTGCTGACACTTTATCAATTGCTCAGAACACACTCATATCATTTGCTCAAGGTTTTGATGCGAATGGTCAAGTAGATAGTAAAGAAAACGTAGGATCTGGTGTAACGTATGCATTAGGTGCAGGACATGAGAATAAGCACTACTACATCTATAAAGACTTAGGTGGTTCGTATGGTGTAACTGAAAACAGACCACTAGAAGGTATCACTCGAAATGATGCAGACAAGTGGGGTGAGGTTAGTCCACTGGATGCAAGTCTAAGGACTACTGCTAAACACTTTGATTATGAAAGTTCGACAGGTGTTGTTAGTGCTAGTGGTGAAAGAGGCGCAGGTTACGAGGCTTATAAAGCCTTTAACAAAGACTCTAACGATATTGTAGGCGTAACAGGGGTTGAATGGTATGCAACTACATCAACTCTATCGTGGTTACAGTATAAGGGAGTAGAGCCTCGCATTATTAAGTCATGGAGACTACGCGAAGGTAGTGATGTAGATAGAGTACCTAAAAGGTTTACTATTGAAGGTTCTCATAATGGTTTCAGCTGGACGGCTATTGATTCAACTTATACTGCTAATGACTACTTAGGCAACGGAGTGTACTTGTGGGGAGACATCAACTTAACTGGCAGCAACACTACAGCTTATTTATATCATCGTATTAACATTACAAATAACTCGGGGGACTCAACTTATACAGCTATAACAGAACTAGAGTTTAACACAATCCTCCCGTCAGATTACTACCTAATCGACGCTGGTAAAATGTACAACTCTAGTGGCACAGCAATAAACCGCACGTATCTAGCAGAGTTCAGGACGGATTCTGATGGTGATGTAATCAACTCTACACTCGCCAATATGCCTGTTGCCAAGCAACGGTTTAATGATGTTGAAGCGCATGGTGACTTGACAGTTCATGGTGAGATTAAGAACATTGGTGTTGCGACTGCTTGGGTTAATTTCGATGGGACTCAAAACCCACCTTTGATTCGTGATAGTTATAATGTGTCTGATGTGGTTGATTTAGGGACTGGCAATTATAAGATTGTCTTTGACACACCTATGGACAGTTTTGGATATGCATATACTCTGGCCGCGACTGGGTATGATAACAGAGCATTATCACACGATAAAAATTCTGTAAAGGTAAAAATCTATAACCAAGGGCAAGCCGGAAACGACTATGATCTAGTGTGCCTTTCTGTATTTGGAGGTAAATCATAAGATGGAAGCACTAAGAACCTGCCCTTCTTGTGATAAGTCGGCTCATACTGCGGAAGATCTTAAAGGCTTTGTTATTGATAAGGGATCAAAGCATGGATATAGGAATATATGCATTCCTTGTCGCAACTATCAGTATATCGCCTATGACGACAGTAGAAAAGATAAGGTCAGCAGCAGGGCTAAGGCATGGTATAAAGCTAACCCAAGGCAAGTAGCCAATACTAGGTTAAAGAAAAACTATGGCATAACCTACGATGACTATACGAGTATGCTGGTAAGTCAGGATTACTCATGTTTAATATGTAATGTACATGAAGATGACTGCACTAAGAGCTTAAACGTAGACCATGACCACATAACAGGTGAGGTTAGAGGCTTGTTATGTATAAGCTGTAACTTTGCTTTAGGCCATTTTAAAGATGATATAGGGCTTCTTGAGAAGGCTATTAACTATTTGAGGAAGCATTAATGTACGCATATCAACAAGAAGATAACACCGTTGCGATTTGCTCAAAGCAGTCCTCAATACCTGAAGGTGCAACATGGCTTGAAGTTGTGTCAGTCCCTGATAAGGTCTTTCGTGGTGCGTGGAGAATTGTAGGTGACGCGGTGGTAACTGATTTACCTTTAGCGAAGGAGGTTGCACATGAGTTACGCAGAGCAAAACGAGAGAAGGACTTTGCACCACATGATGCAATCATAATGAAGCAGATACCGAGCCAAGACGCAACACAAGCAGAATCCGATAGAAAAGTTATTCGAGACAATGACGACAAAATGCAAATTGATATAGATTCCACAACAACCGAGCAAGAATTGCTTGATCTATTATAACAAAGGACTTAAGATTATGATTTCTTTTATGACCCAGGCATTATCATTTTTAGCACTTATACTGCTTTTAGTTATTGCATATAGCGTTTACATTTTTATTATAAAAAAGGCTTCATTTGCTTCATGGCGGGCAAATGAAGGAAAAGGAGCCGTGGCATCAGCCGCATTGGGTATCGGTACTATTATAATAATTGCTGGAGTACTATGGATTCTTTCCTCAATTATTAAACCTGCACACGCCGATAGTATATTTGATAATGGAACGTATTTTAACCATACATATGTTTTTATTGGAATTGATTATACTAAAAAGATATCTCCTCAGTGCGTCTCAGGAAGCACAGATGAACACGGTACATCAAACCTAGGCATTAATCAAAATTTTTGGTTGTCAAGTAATAAAGCTATTGCAATCAACGGACAGTTGACTCATCATAGTTGCGTGTTAGGAAAAGACCGTAACGGTTATGACGGATTAGGCCTTCAACTTGTTTGGTATATTAAATAATATAAAGTTATAAATAACATAAACAGAAATATACAGGTACTGAAATGGTAGTCACAACACGAAACGAGCTTATTGATTATTGTCTAAGACAATTAGGCGCGCCAGTGCTTGAGATCAATGTAGATGATGATCAAGTTTCTGACCGAGTAGACGAAGGTATTGAATTTTATCAGATGTATCATTCAGACGCTATTTTAAATTCATACTACAAAATACAAATTACCGCGGCAGACATCTCTAATGAATTTGTAACCCTGCCTTCAGACATATCAGTTATTACTAGAATTGTTCCACTCAACACATCTGGCGCTGGAAGCGGCGGCGGCATCTTTAATATCGATTATCAAATGGCGTATAATGACGTCTACGATTTAAGATCGGGTGGATTTCAAGGCATGGCATATTATTCTCAAATGCAAGGGCAATTAACTCAAGCTCGTGATATGTTCAATACTTCAAGTCAAGTACGATTTAGTCGTCACCAGAATAAGTTACACCTTTACATTCAGTGGGGTACTGACATAAAGGAAAATGATTGGATCATATTAGATGCATCTGTTATAATTAACCCAGAAACTTACGTTTCAGTCTATAATGATATGTTTCTGAAACGTTACATAACAGCATTAATTAAGCGCCAATGGGGAACAAATTTGAAGAAATTTGAAGGCATGCTTCTCCCAGGTGGTGTTACTATGAACGGACAGATAATGTGGGAAGAAGCGAATGCTGAGGTTGAAAAACTAGAAACTGATATGCAAATTAACTGGGAGGCTCCTTTAGATTTTTTCATTGGTTAACACATACTTTATAGAAACCACAACTAAATACAAAGCAGGTTCAAATGCCAACTAATTTATACTTATCAACCAAGGTTCGTTCTGAACAGATTCTTTTTGAGGATTTAATCATCGAATCTGTTAAGTGGGCTGGACAAGATATTTACTACCTTCCTCGTAATATTGTTACCCGAGATTCTATATTAAATGAAGATGTAGAGTCTCAATTCGATGATGCATACATGATCGAAGTTTATATCGAA